TTTTTTGAGTTAATTTATTATATAAATTTTTATCAAATAATTCTATATCACTTTGATTTTCATTAATTGATTTAATATTAGTAAGTTTTATTTCTCCAAGCCCTTTATTTTGTTTTTCTAATTTAAGATCTGTAACATATTTATTATAATACTCATTAAATTTTTGTTCTTGGATTTCTCTTAATATATTTTCATCTATAATTTTTTCTTTAGATGCTTTATGTATATAAGGTATTCTACCTCCTCCCATTTGATTAATACTAACATCAACATGATCTCTAACTGTATCAATAAATGCTTGTCTTTCAGCAGCAAGAGTAACTAATTGTTTTACCTCATTACCAAGATAATTTTTAACTAATTCAATATCAGACAATTCTTGTAGATTTTTAATACGACTAACTTCAATAATTGTACTTAATAATTCTTGTTGTTTATCTTTATCCACAGAATTTAAATATTTTAGTGTTCCTGTATAAAAATTATACGATTGCTTTGCTACAGGTAATATTAAATTTTCTTGATATGTTTTCCATACAGCTTTATTAATTGCTTCAGATACTCGAGTCACATATTTTACAGGAACATAGATACCATCATAAGTTTGTGTAATAAATGGTAAAATATCTTTTATATCTGGATTATTATAAAAGTGTTGGATCATCATTCCATCACCATTACCAATATTTGATGTAGCACTAAATGCTACACCTAATGCTTCAACACCAGTGTAATATGAACCAACACTTTTACTATTAGAAGAAAATGAATCAAACCCGTATAAAGGATTTTTAGATAATATTTTTTCTGATGTACCTAAATCAAATACATGATTTTTATGTTTTAACTCGGTTAAAATATTATCTTCTTGTAATTGTTTAAATATTTCTTTTTCTTGGTTCTTACTTAACTGTAAGATATTTTTTGTATTATCTTCTAATTCATTAATAGATTTATTAATTTCTCTTAGTTTTTGTTCTCTTAAATCTTCATAAACACGTTTACCTACTTCTGATTGAAGATTTGTAAACTGTTGAATTGTATCAATATTTCTACCAGCAGAATTAAGAGTTTGTTTAGTTATAGAATGTACTTCTGAACCAAAGATTGATTGAAATACTTTTGCAGCAGAATTAAACTCTTTCTTTGTTAATTCAAATAATTCAGAATTTTTAATTCGTTTAGATATATTTGTTTTAATTTCTTGAATTTGATTTTCATTAAATCTTTTAAAATTAATTGTAGTAAGTTTTTTACCATCTTTATTTGTTTTAATATTTGTATTAAGTTCTGAGAACGATAACATAAATGTTAATGTATCAATTAAATTATTTTGATCTGTAATAACATTATCTTGAATAGAAAGATCTAAAGCTACTTTATCTAAGAAAGATTTAAGCATCTTTTTACTTGTACCTAATGAACCAGAACCATAAGTAATAGGTATAACAGAACCTTTTATTTCTGATCGAGGTAATGATATATCTTTATTTTCTTCTGTTAATTTAACAGATTGTAATAAAGGAATTACTTGAGATCTTATTTCAGGAAATAAATCAATAAAACTTACTTTAGAGAATTTATCATTTATTTTTATAATTTTGTTTGGGTTTTGTAATTCATCAATGAATAAACTTTGTACGTTATTATAACTATCATTTGTGTCACCAGTAACATTATTAAAAAACTCATTACTTGTAGTAAAATCATTGTTATAAAACAATCCACCTCTTTGCATTAATGTCTGTAATTTATTATCTAAGAATGATGTATTATAGTTACCTATAGCATTGTTATAGCCATTAGCAATACCATCAATTTCTAATACAATCATTGTTGATAAAAAAGTATCATTATTTTTAATAGCATTAAGATATTTATTTAATTCCGTTAAACCGTATATATGTTTTTCTTCTGGTTCATTATCAAATAAGTTTTTTAAATCATTAATTAAATTAATATCAAATTTTTGTTTTGGATCATTTAAATAATTAAAAAAGTTCTTAACTTCTGGTTTGTTTTTAAAATCATTTAGTTTACTTACGATTGATCTAAAATTATCAATTTGTTCTAATTTAACTAATCCTAGATTTTGAGCAATAGCTGCTCTATACCAATTTAAATCAGTTTTATCATCACTTTTCAAATTAACACTATATTCTTCTGTAAGAAGTAACTGTCTTGAATGTTTATTCGATTGCTGTCCACCATAGGCTTCTTGTAATCTGTTTACAGATGTTGTGTTATATTTAAAGTAAACACCTGCTTCTGGATCATTTAAACTATCTAACTGTGAACCAATAGACATAGCTATTTTCATATTTTCGTTAGTTGTTAATTCATGTCCAGTTAATGTTTTAACAAAAGATTTATTTAAATTATCAAAAGGTTTAAATGATTTATTTTGTAACGAAAACAATAAAGATAAATTCTTTTGACCAATACGTCTATATAAATCATACATTGGTTTATTAAGTTTTAATTTAATATTCTGTAATTGTTTAATAGCATTTTGAGTAAACTTAGTTACGTTAGTATTACGACCTGAAATACGGCTATCAATATCTGTTATTGGTTCATTAATTAAATAACCAATATCATCATTATTTTGTGTAATCTTTTTAAGAAAATTTGTTTGATTAAAATATGATTTTTTATAAATATTATATGGAGTATTATCTTTGTTGTTTGGATCACTAATATAAGGTGTTTTAGTTGTTAAAACATAAGTTTCATATATCTGAGTAACATCATCATTACTCTCATTAGTGTTGATATATTTAAGTGTAGCACCAAACTCTTCAGAATTAGTAATTAAATATCTTGCTAATAATTCTGCTATACCTACTGTGTATGTCTGGGATTGATTATTATCTTCTTCAACACCCCAATATTTTTTAATTAGGTTTAATAAAGTATTTACTTCTTGTACTAATGTATGAACATCTTTACCTGAATAATCTGTATAATCATCAGCTTTTGATCCTAACAATTCAGCTGTAATTAATTTTTCATTTGATAAGTTTAATGACCAATCTACATAAGCCATAGATGTTTTATATACTAAATCACGATCTAACTCATCTTGTGAGTTTAATAAAAATCTTAAATGTAATGCTTGTTCAGAACTATAATTTTTTGAACCAACAGATATTTTACCTATAGCAGATTGTTTAGCAATATCTGTTAAATTATTTATTAAAGAATTTGCTGTCTTATTTATAAAGTTGTTAAATCTTTTAATAACAATATTACTATCAATAGTTTCAAAATCATTATTAGGTACAATAGGATTAAATATTTCTATTAATCTTGTTGGATCAGTAAATAAATTTGTATAAAAATTTACATTTAATACCTTCTTTAATTTTAGGAAAGAATGTTTTAAATGTCAAAGGTGCATCTTTATTACTTCGATTAGTTATTTTTTTAAATTCTTTGGTTTTATAAGTTTTTAATAAATCCTCTTCATCAGTGTAATAAGATTCTTGTATTGAACCAGCACTATGAACATTGTTATCTACTTTATCATTAGTAATATTTTCATCAGTTTTTGTTACTTGATCATTAACTAAATTAGTAGCAACTTTACCTACTTTAGTAGTTAAAGTATTAAATAACTCTTTGTTATCATTAGTTTTATCACTATCATTTTTAGTAGTAATACCTTCAGTCTTAGTAGTAGGTATTTGTTTAACATCATTAACATTAGAATCAGGTATATTATTTTCTGGTTCAGTAGTATCTGTAATAGGGTTATTCTCAACAACTTTTTTAAGATTTTTTTTAACAGATCTAAAACTTGTATTAGTTTTCTTTTTATCTTTTTGTTTATTTTCTTGTGTTGGTTCAGTTACTGTTGTTTTTACTGGAGCAATATTATTAAATCTTTCTCTAACAGAATCACTTACATTTTTTAACAATGCTTCTGGTACTTGAGGTAATTCAATCAAATCAGTTTCTAATTGTAACCCTTGTCTTTGAGCTTCTTTGACCATATTATTATATGTATTGATTGTACTGTACGCATCATTAAATACAGCTAATCCTGTATAAATAGAGTTTTTTGAACCAAGATTAACATATACAGATGCTTTAGATCTTTCATTATCTTTATTGTATTGTCTGAAACCACTAAACGGATCAAACTTAATTTGTTCACCTTTACCACCATTAATAGACTGTATAGCAGCTTCTGCTTTACGTTTCATGTGTCCAGCAAAACCACCTAAATTATTAATCAATTCATCAGCAGTATTATCAATACCATCTTGATTTCTAGCTGTCTTTGTTTCACTATTTAACGCTGTAACAATACCTTTAATATGTTGTGATAATGATTTCTTACCATCTGCTTTACCTATATCAGATATTTCATAAGACACATTATCAACATTTGATTTAACTAATTCATCAGCATTATCCACATTAGAATTAATTTCTTCATTAACAGATTTTGCTGCTTGTTCATCTTGTTTTGTATTATATAACGTATCAATAAAATCTAAATCTTCTTGTGTAAAATCTGTGTTTTTAGACAATATTTCTTTGTTATCATATAAATACTTAATAAACTTTTCACTAATACCTAATGGATTATTTTCAAATACAGTTTTAGTTTGATTAAACACATTCTTTATTTTTCGTTGGTTCAATACAATATCTTCTTTTGATCCAGTAGAAATAATATCTTCAATTTCTTTATTATCCTCTTGTGTGAGAGTTTCTAACTCTTTTATAGAATTTTGATATTTTGTTGTTTGTGTAAACTGTTCGAGTAATTGTTGTTGCCTTTTAATTTCTTGATTTACAATTTTATCAGCTTCTGTAGTTTCTGCTAATAAAGGTATTGAACCATCTCTAATATCATTAACTAATGTTTTAAATAATCTAGCAGTTTCTATCTTCTCTTGATTTGTTTTAAAATCATTATTGTTAATAACATTCATTAAATTATTAACACCTGCTAGTGTAGATAACTGTGTTTCTTTATCACTATTAGGATACATCTTATTAAGATCAACATTAGGATATTCAGTTGATACAAAATTAAATATATCTTCTTTACCAGCAATAAGTTTACTATTAGCAGCTTGGATCAATTCATTATTAGGAATATTCTCTGTTGGTTGAACCAAACTAGATACAGTTTCTGAGGATTTATTAACTTCTTTAATTATATTACTAACTTCTTTATCTTCTGGTTTTTGAGTAACATCTTTAGCAATTTCTAATCCTGATTGAATTGTATTACCTACAAGTGATGGAGTTGATGTAATACCTGAACCAACAAGACCTTGTGTAATTGATGCTGTAACACCTTCTGATAAAGACTGACTTGGATCAACATTATCTTGAATAGCTTGATTAGAAGCATAAGTTGTTTTACCTTCATCAATACCTTCACCAATCGCCTCAATACCTACATTTAATGGAGTATTTAAATTAGAATTAATTATTTTACCTTTAGCTAAACCTTTAGCTAAATTATTTGTTGCAGCACCTAATCCAAAACTTAAAGCTACATTTGTTGGATTAATATTAGCATCTTTAGCAGTTATTTCTGCAAGTGTTTGTCTAGCTAATTTTGGATCACCATTGCTTTGTTCTAGTACATTATTCCATAATGGAGAAGTCTGTGATAACTGTTCAATAGGTGTATTTATAACTTGTTGATATGCTTGTCCACCAGCATCAGTTAAACTACCTAATCCTGCACCAAATGATGCTCCTACACTTGCTCCTGTTGCTCCTGCTAGTCCACCAATACCACCTGTTGCAGCAATTACAGGAGCTAATCCTAATGCTGAACCAAAGGTACTACTTGCAGCTTGTTCTATATCTGTATTAGCAATATTAGCTACAACTTGTTTAATTCTTGTATTTAATGCTGATAATGATGTTGGTGCTTTTTCTACTTGTTTATCAAACACTTTATTAGCAATATCTGATTCTTGAGATAATTGTTGTTCAAGATTTTTTGTATAATTTGTTTTTAAATTATTAAATGTATTACTTATATCATTACCTAAATTATAAGCATCTGATCCAATAACTGCTCCACCAATATTACCTAGTGTACTAACAGCACTTGAACCAACACCTAAACTTATATCTTTTAATTGTTGAGATACAGATCTCATATCTATTGTATTAGGTATAGATAAATCTTCATTTACTGTAGGTAAATTAGGATCATAATCAAGACTTTTAGGAGAATTAACTTTAGGTAAATCTTTAGCAGTTATACCATAATTACGACCAATTTGATTTAAATTTGGAATAAGTTTATCCATAGGTAATTACCTTTATTTATTTACAATTCTATCTACTAATTTTAAACGATTTGTATGTTCTATTTTATTATCTGAATTAAAAGTTTTTGTCTTTGAATTATTTACAGGTTTAATATTATTTTTTAAATAATCAAACAATGATTTCTTTTCAGACTCAGTAGCAGTTCTTGTATTAATATTTGATGATCCAGCAATACCCCTACCACTAACAGTTTTAGTCAGTATTGGTACTAGAATAGTTTGTTGTTTAAATTCTTCAAAAGGTATTATACGTTGATCAGAATTACCTCTAGCAACACGTCTTAAAATAGACACATTATTTGATTTAATAATATCTTTTAATTTCTGTGTACCACTTGAATATTTATATTCTTGTGTATTGTTTGGATCAACAATTTTACCTTCTTTTTGTGCTTTCTCTACATCTTGTTCTAATTGTGTTTTAGTAACTGCTGTATCAGTTTTTGGTAATCCTCTTTCATTAGGATTTAAACTTTTATTTAATACTGGATCAGTTCTTTTAAGATTTTTTATTTGTGTATGTAATTTATTTAATTCTAAAACTTCTTTATCAATAGGTAAATCTACATTATTATTATTACTAATATCAATTTGTATAGATTCAATACGATCAGTTAGTTTCTTTAATTTATCACTAGCATTTGTAAAATTCTGTTTTTCTAAAGTAATAGCTTTACTATCAGCTGTAGCATTATTTTCAAGAAAAGATACTGCTCTATCTAAATTAGGTACAAACTCTTCTGAACTGAACCAACCTCCATCACTATATCCAATACTAGATTCAATAGCAGCTACTGCTTGAGCATCTGTTATATTATATAATCTATCATCTGAACCTTCGTTAAGTTTACTTCTTAATTGTTGAACAGTTTTACTTAAATTAGTTGTAGCATTAAGTTTATCTTTTGGATCAAGACCACTATTTACATTTTCAGTAATAGCTTTATTAATTATTGCTTGAGCATTAGGTAAACTAGAATACTTTTTAACAGTTTTTAAATATCCTTCACTATCAGCAATAATTTTATTACTATTTGTAATAGTTTGTTTAGCAGATTCAGCATCAGCATTAATTATATCTACAGTATTTTTAACTTGAACAGGTAATTCAGCATCAGCTCTAGGGATTAAATTTGAAGAATTATATTCTTTTAAATAATTACTTATTACAGATAATTCTTTTGGTTCAGTAATCCCCATTTGAGTTAATAATCTATTTTGTGTTTTAGGAGTAGTAGCTGTTTTAAATATTTGTTCAGCAATAGCTCGACGTTCAAAATTACGAGATTCAGTAATCTGTTTTTTAGTTTCAGCAATAGTTTCTTTAGTTACAGGTAATGAATTTAAAGCAGCTAATCTAGGAGCATATTTTTGTTGTACTTGTTGACTAGCATTTTGTCTAATACGATTTATTAATTCAGGTGTATTTGTAGTTGTTGTATCACCAACAATTTTAGATTGGTTATTAGGTTTACCGTTATACTCTTGATCTTTTGATACATAATAATTTTCAATATGATCTGTAAATTCTTTAGCAGTCATATCTAATCGACCACCGTTAGCTAATACTTTTTCTCTAGCTTTATCTATATTAGAGAATTTACTTAAAACAATATATGCTGGTTCATCTGCATTTTCTGGTTTATATAATTCAGTACCTCCTGCTCCACCTTGTTGATGAAGTACAGGTACTTGTTTTACTGTTGGCTCTGTACCTAAAGTATTTTTAAATATCTTTGCGTTTTGTTCATTATTTAATAAAGTTGTTTGTTTTTGTAATTCAGGATTAGATCTTATTTGACCTGGAGTAACACCTAATATTTTTGCATTATCTGCTACAATATCATTACCTAATTGAAAATTTCCTTGGTACTGACTTCCTTTTCTATCAGGAATTGTACCATTACCGTTTTCACCAGCATTTAAAACTGATAATACTTTACTTGTTGTAGCTGGATCATTTGGGTTATAAATTGAATCATAATTTACAACACCAGTATTAGTATTTTGTGTAGCTGATGAACTAGAACTAAATAAACTAGGTGTGTTTAAATTACCAATATTTGCTAATGCTCTTGTTTGCTTATCATTAATTAATTTTGCTTTAGCGACACTAATTATTTTTAAATCTTGTGGTGTGCTTGCATCATTATATGTAAGTTCTTGTGAACCATCAAGAATATCTGTTGATGCTTTATCACTAAATTCTAAATTACGTTTTGTGTTAGTAAAGTTTTGTTGGTTATTAACCAACTTACTATACAAAGCACCATATTGTAGTTTTTTGTTTGGATCAGTTTCGTTATCGTATAAATTTTTTACAGTAGGTAACTGCGTTAAATCAGTTGTATCAAATTGGTTAGATAATTGTTGTTGTTGAATCTTATTATTTAAATTCTGGTATTTTTGAATACCAGTTGTTTGTGCTTGACGTAATAAAGGATTAGCAAGTGTTGAATCAATAGAATCACTTACTTGATTAAACTCTTGTTGAGTAGCAGCTCTATTTAATCTATCAATCAAAGGATTATTATAAGCATCACTTTGTCTTGTTTGATAGCGTTCTGCTGCTTTACCAAAGTTACCAAAACTTTCTGTAATAGCTTTATTAGCTTCAGTCATTTGTTGTAAATAACCAGACAGATTAGGAATTGCTACTTGTTGAAGAGTATTCTTTACCATAACGGTAATCCTTATAAACTTTGTTTTTTAATAAAAGCATCAGCTTCAGTTTGAGATTTACCTTCAATACCAAATCTTGATCTTGCTCTATCCTCTAAGTAATTATTATATGTTTTAACTTGTTGAGCATTTTGTCTATTAAAAGCATCTTTAGTAAAATTTAATGATCTACGAGCTTGTTGATTACCCACAAAACCTGTATATAAACCTGATAAACCTTGAATTAATTGTGCTATACCAGTTAAGTCAGAAAGTGTATTATTTTTGATACCAGTATTCATACCACCATTAGTCCCAAGTTTCCCAAAACTAGAAATACCTGATCCACCGCCAGCACTAGGATTCTCAAAATCAATGTATTCATTAGATCTTAGTAACGTATCATACTGTGTTCGTGGCATAGACATTGATGATCCATTGTTACCACTTGAACCAAAAATGTTAGGGAGAAAATCAAAGAACCCACTTGTATTTCCATTATTACCAGTCATCTATAATCACCTTTATGTTAAGTTACAGTTTACCTAAAATTTTTGAATAATCTACAAAATCATATACCATAGATAATGTTAATTGTCTAACAGATGTTCCAGTAATTAAAGACCTTGTTAAGAAATCATTTCTTTTTTCTGGAAAAACTAATGTATCTAATATTATTTCTTCTGTATTATCTATCTTTGGTTCAAGATTAAACAATTCTGTATTTTTTTCAATAATTTTTTTATTTTTATCAAATAATCTTTTAGCATTTTCTGTACCAGAAATCAGTTTATTCTGATTAGTTGTATTAACATAAGTCAAAGTAGCATCAGCTACATTAACTGTTAAAGCTAATAATGTTAATGGATCAGATAATATAGAAACTGCTGCTTCTGTAAATGATACGCCTTCATACGCTCCTGAAATACCTATAGTCACCACTATTGTCCCAATAGTAGCTAATAATGCTGCAAGTTCATCATCAAAAAATAATTTAAAAACTTCTTCTAATATAGTTTTTATTATTATTCCTGCAATGACTGAAATCACTATTTGTAAAATTAAAGTTAATACTAAGGCTGCAGTACCAGTAACAGTTAATGCTGCAACAATAGCAGCAGCAACTGTACCAGCAGGACCTGTACCAATACCAACAGTAACAACAGTAATAATAACTAAAATATTAATCAATATATAAATAACAAATATTTTGAACCAAGTTGTTTGATACCATCTACGTTTAACAATCTCATAACTATTAAATACTAAATTATGTGATCGAACAACAACTTCATTTCTATAAGCACCAGGTAATCGTTTTAATGTTGGTTCATGCAAAGGGATAATTAAATCACTTTTATCTGGGTCAAGTAATGCTTGTTTACTATTCACACTTGTGTATTTACCCTTGTAAACATAGTTTCTATGTTCTAAGCCTGTAACTTTTAAAACTTTATAATTATCTTCATCAACTTGAAAATATAAAAAGGAACTTATATTATTAAATCCTAAAGGAGCAGATGTTGTTGTATCTGTAAATCCAGCTAAATATATAGCCCACCAATCTGCTCGAGGAGCAACATCAGTATCTACCCACCATAGATCTCCACGTTTAGCACCTGTTCTACCTACTCCTGTATATAAAGTTTCAGATATATTGAACCAAGATAATTGCATATAGAAATTATCTGTAAATGTTTTATTTGTCTTTAGTATAAGTTTATTTATGACTGGAGTAGTAACTTGTGTCTGTGTTTTATTTGACAAAGGTGGATTATGTGGTCTAGGTGTACCATATAAAATATCACTTGGATTACTTTGGGCAGCTACCCATAAAGCGTAAAAATCATTAAAATCAATACTACTATCCATGGAATTACTCCATGCTGTATAATCTGTTTCATTAAAATTTTGGTATGAAATTAAACCTTTTAAAAATTCATACACATATCTTAATTCATATTTTGATGTAGTATTTAATGGAATGCCTGAATGTATAAAAACATAATCAATATCACCTATTCGTGGATTATCTGCTATCTGAGTCAATAATTCATCTATTTCTAAGTCCCTAGTAAGTTTTTTATATGCTTTTTTAACTTGATCATAAATTGTTGTATCTGGTAAATCTTTTATGCTAGTATTATTAAGTCTTAAAGGCATGATAGGATAAAATTCTGAACCAAGAGCTACACTATCCATTAAAGTATCTAATTCAGTTTCTCCTGAACCAATACGATAAATAAATACATTCTCTGATATAAATACATTATTATAAAATGTTTGTTCATCAAACTTTGTTTCATAAGTTTCAGTTAATATCTCTGTTGTAGTAGTAGTTGTTATAGTTTCTGTGTATGAACCGTGATCAATAATATTTACATCTACATCAATATTTTCTTCAATTACATAAATTGTATTTTGTGTATAAGTGTGTTCTATGTATAAAGTTGTTGTATCTGTCATTAACCCTAAATATTCTATTTTATTTTTAATAGTTATATTGCCTGTAAAAACTTCTGTATGAGAAGTTGTACTACTTGTTGTTGTATCTGGATCAGAATTACTAAATTCTCTTAACACAACTACTGTTGTATCTAAACTAACATTAACTGGTGTAAGATCCGTATCTGATACTAACGTATATTCTGTAGTATCTGGTAATACTGGATCAGTTACAGTAGCACCTTCTATTAAAGCATCTTCTGTCCCTGGATCATAAACTTTATAATAACAAACTAAATAATTATTCTCACTATCATAAGTAATAGGTAATGCTACAATTTGTGTTGATAAATCTTCAAACGTAATTTTAATAGATGTATTTGTAAAAAACTCTGCTACCCAATTAGTAAATCTTCTTGCTGGATCATTATTAACTAACCATTCATCAGCAAACAAAGTTATATCAGCTGTATCAATATAAGTTTTCATTACATTGACAATCTTACCACTTGGAGTATTTAAAAATGGCTCAACAACATCACTTTCAATAGGTATTTGTCTAAACACATTAGTAATTAAATTACCTCTATAATTTGTTTTATTGCACCATTTTAAATAATTTTTAGTATCGTAATGAGGACCATATAAAACTGAGTTTGTAATATCTTCTGCTATGTTATTTGTATTCTTTAATACGTTATTAAGAATTAAAGAAGAAATAATATTATCTTTATCTTCATATCCTCCTGCCATACTGTAAATCGTAGAAGATACTACAGTAGTCTTTTTAGTACCAAATAATTTTTTAAAAGGATTCCAACCCACATTATAATCCTGATGCTGTTTTTAATGAAGACATAACATTATTAACTGTTGTATTCTCAAACTGTGTAATTGCAGCTAATCCTTCATCTTGTGCTTTAAAGGCAATATGTGCAGAAGAATATAACTGTGCAGTCTTATATTTACCATCTAATATAAATGATGCAGATTGTTGTTCATATACTACTTTTTGAGCTTCTTTAATTTGTTTATCAACAGCTATTGTACCAGCAATAGTACCTCCACCAGCTAATGTATTTTTAGTCTTAGCTCTTTCAGAATCAATCTGTTCATCATATAGATCTAATTGTTTATCTATTAATGATTGTTGTTTTTGTTGTGTAAACACCTCTTCAATCTTACGACCATTTTCTAACTGTGCTGTATAAATCTGTTCTTTTAATAACAGATTTTGTAAATTAGCAGTTTCTCTCCCTAATAAAAAAGAAACTGCTGTTTGCATTGCTTGACCCATTGCAGTAACATATAGCTTACCAAACTCTTCTCCAGTAATTCTATCTTTGTCATACTGTGTTTCAAGATGTTCTCTAACAGATGTCATTAACTCATCAAAGATACCTGATTCTACAGGTATCTTAGTTGTCAATGCAGCATTAGTAATTGTAATAGGGTTACTAACAGGATTTGTTATAGTAGTAATAGTTGATGCAACAATAGCAGTCATAATTTAATCCTCAAGGTTATCAATAGCTCTAGTAGCTATTTGTCTTTGTGTTAATTCATGTAATTGTTGTAGTGTTAATGGTTCACATATTACAACATTATACTTTGGTGCTTGTCGTCTTTCAGTAGTGTCTATGTTACCTTTTTTAACATGACCATACAATGCCATTTTTTTATTAAGTAACATTGGTAAAAATACTTTTGGTATATGATAACCTTCACCACATTGATCACCGTAAGGTACAAACTTTGTAACCGTACCCCAATCATTATTGAATGTAAATATATCACCTTTTTTATAAGACTCTGATGAATCTAAATTATAAACAATAACTCTAACTAATCTATTCAATTTTTGAAAGTTAGTTAATCCACTTAAATCTTCAGTATCAAGTTCTTGTATTTTATCTTTTACTGATCCAAGACCTTGAGTGTCTTTAAGATATGTAGTAATTTTTTCTTGTAACGTAGATAAAGCAATATTGGGGGAATGTTTAATTTTAAATAGTTTTGCTAATTGTTTAGCTGTTTCAAATTGTTCTTGTACACTTGGTGTAGTATCAACGATTGTATCTTCTTCAGTCATATTTTTACCTATTAAGTTAGTATGTTAATATTTTATAAACCAAGGTAATTAATCCTTGGTTTATAATTAATTTAATTATAAATCTTCTGCAAGAGTGTGTATTACAGCAATCCACTCAGGACGTTTAATAACAGTACCGTGCCACCAACGAATAGAATGGAATCCTTTTAAGCCATAAGGATTGTTTACATCAGCTGTTTCCATACCAGGTTTTTTATGGATATGAACAAACTTACTTGATTTACCATTATCCTGGAAACCGATAGTAACAAATGAATCTCCACCAACAATAAGAATTGGGAAAACATCATAACGTGTACCGCTAGCTTTGTATCCAGCATTGGCTGTTCCAGAAGTACCAACTAAAGCACCTCTATTTGGATAAGCAAGCATTTGATGAACAACAATAAATCTAAATGGACCTACTGCACCAATTTCACCATTCGCTACAGTTGAACCAGAAGCATACTGTTCTACACCAATAAATGCAGGTCTATTGTGTCTATCAACTAATCCACGAATTGTATTTTCTAAATCATGTCCAATATACGCATAACGAGCAGCTTGAACAGTTTTAGTATCTACTAAACGAGTACCAGTAATAATAGTTGTATTCTTTGACAAACGGTTTTTATCAAGAATTTTATTAACTTCAAGAAGTTTAGCTACCGATACAATATCTGCTGATTGTCCTAAGTTACCACTCATAGTAACAACAGATGTTGCACCACCACAGTAAGATTCAACACCAGCACCATCAATCAAATCTAATTGAATCAAATGCTCTTCTAATTCCATAGCAGCATTTGTTGCTTCACGAGTAATGTGCATTAACAATTCTGGATCAGAATCAAATTGTAGCGACTCATTGGTATATTCAAAAAAGAAACCATATTGGCTAATTGTACCTTGAACATCAGCACGAGTAAAACCAACTCGGTTTTTACGTCCACCAGCTTCATCAAGAACAGGCATTAAAGAAGGAATAACACCAATATCTTTTGATGAACCAATCAAGTTACCGTTAGCAATAGTAGTACCTGCGGCATTAATACCTTCATCATTGACGTTACGAGAGTCAAGTAATGGATAATATTGACGTACTTTAATTGTTTTACCTTTATTCTTAGGCATTTCCATAGTTGTTGACAACTGTGAAAAAACCATAATATGTTTATTATCATAGATTGCTTGGCGAGCAATCTCATAAGTAGTTAGTTGACTACCAATATCAGAAGCTGATCCTGGAGGTGCATTATACGACATTACCATAAAAGGTATCCTTATTTAAAATGTTTAAAATTTATATTTAGTTTTCATGTATTTGACAAATTCTTCATCATTCATTGAACCAGGATCTAACTCTTGTTTACTGGTTGTCTTACCAGATAAAGGAGATAATTTCTGAATGTTTGTTTGATTTAGTTTTATATCAGTTACGGCTTTCTTTACATCTACAACTTTTTGAGGTTGAGGATTAGGAGTTACATTACCTAATTTACCTTGTTCTACAAGTTGTTTACCAATAGACGCATAAGCATCTAGGTATGGAATATTACTCAAATTACCTAAAAGTTCCTGTCTGTGGATTTCTTTAATAATTATATCGTAATACCCTAATTTCTTATGTTGTGTTAAATCCGCTAATTGAGCAACATTCTCTGCAATAGAATTAATACTAATATCGTCCCAATTATTTATATCATCAATAACAGCTTTACCATCTGGATCACTATACAAGTTCTCTACATAAGATTGTTTTTGTATTGTAACATCATCAGGTACATAACTTTTGCTTTTATATGTAGTTTCAGAATCAGTGTCTAATTCTACAGGATTTACATTTAATTCTTTTAAATGTTTAGTGATAGCTTGTTTATCGCCTTTATGTAAATCTATTAAAAAGTTAATCTTATCATCATCTAGTAATTCATTATCTTTTAAAGTTTTAATATACTTATTATATTGAGAAATCTCTTTAGTTTTACGAGTATAATTAACACCTTTTTGAGCCAGCGAAACTAATTCATTAACATCATTTAATTCAATATCTTGTCCATCAGCTTTAAATTTTAATAAATTTTTATAAGCTGTTTTGTAATCAAACTCATCAATCTCTGGTTCAGTTACTTCTTCTGTAGAAATATCATCAGTAGTTTCTGTTTCTGGTTCAACAACTGTATCAAGTATTGTTTCTGTAGTTTTTTCTGTTGTTATATCTGGTTCAATAGTTTCTAGTTCACTATTATCAAATATATCTTTTTTTTCAATTTCTTCATCAATCATAATTTTTCCTATTTTTATTCATTAGAATCATTAAACATATAATTATTAATCATATCTCTAATCTCTATAATATCCTGTTGTATTGCTTCACGTTTTGTACTCATACCATTAATTAACAATTTCAATTCAGTTAATGATTCTAATTGTTTTAAATAAATACCATTCTCAATTTCTGAACCAAATCTCAACTTAGATGTTATTTCAAGTACCTTATCTTTAAATAAATAATTATCAAAAATTGTCTGATAATCTTTATTACTCTTTAATGATATTAAACTATTTACTATTTGTAAATCTTTTTCTTTATTTATTAAAGATTGTTGTAACTCTTTTAACATAAATATTACTCTGTAGTTTCATTATATTGTATTGCAGCAGCAAGATCTTTACCATCAATATCTTTATTCATTAATCCTTTAGTGATCTCTAAACTCTGATTACCTTTAGCTTGTGCTTGTTGTTTAACAACTTCTTTATTATGTTTAACACCTGTATAAGTTTCTTCATTATCAATAGATACAGCATCAGCTTTAGCATTTAATTCTTTAACTTTAGCTTCATTAACAGCAACTTCAGACTGTAACTTAGCTATTTCTAACTGTTTCATTTGAAGTTCTAATTGCATCATTTGTTGTTCTTCTGGACTTGGTTCTTTAGGTGGTAATGTAAATGCTTTAATCTTTTGTTCTAATTCAGGCATTTGTTTAAGATAAGCAATCTCACCTAGTATTAATTTATTAAACTCTATACCAGCCTCAGGTCCGATAGTTTGTAATAAACTAGGTCCTATTGTTTGTAACATAAATGCTAAATCATTAGCTTTCTTTTCATTAATTTCTGGTACAGCAATTTTAATATCAATATCAAATTCACCAACAAGATCTTCTCTTCTAACTGTTACAAATTCAGAATCATTTGTTAATCTAATAACTTCTTTTTCTGATAAATATACAGCATTAAGAATAGTAATCTTTCTAGCAACTTCTATTGTACCTTGAACCAACCTTCTTAATATAGCAGATTCTCTTTCAGTAGTAGCTTTCAATGTACCTTTAATACCAGCAGCTACATCACCTAAAGCATTACCATTAATACCTTGATTAAAAGAACTTTTACCAGTTAATGATTCAGCTTCTTGGTTCTGTTGTTGTAAAAATATTATTGTACTCTGACTTACTTCAGGAAACTTATGTTCATAGATAGCTTGTTGAGGAATACTATTAGCAGTAAACTCATAATCTAATCCTTGGTTTTTTCTTAATTTATTTTGTACATCAATAAATCCTTGAGCAATACCTACTTGACCATTTGATGCAGAAGCAAATGTATCAACAATACCTCTTGTTAAAGCACCAATAGTTTTCTGTGTATCTTCTAGTAACTCAGCATCTGATTCACCATAAATAGAATCAAGAATTGGTCTATATTGTGTAATGACAAAAGGATTCATTCCTTCTGGATATGGATTTTCTTCTAAGCGGATTAATGTTTCTCCAACCCAAGTAGCAACAATAGGTACTAAATAACCATAATCATTAATATCATAATTACCCCAATACTCATAAGCAACTAATCTACTTCTACTTTTATCTTTAAAATTAAAGTTCTGATCTGTATTTGTTGATTTATGGTCTGTATCAGATAAGACATCATTACTAATATTAATGCTTTCTAAGTTTTGATAAATACCTTTTTTCTTTAATTCTGCTAAAGATGTTTCATAAGATACAATTATAAAATTACTCTTTTCAAAATCTCCTCCACAAGAAGGATCAAAATAAACATTCTTAGGGTGATGAATCTTTATATCAGGTTGGTTCTTAATAATCTTTTCTTGTTTTTCTTTTGTATAATCAACAATAACAACTTGAGTGATAATATTATTTTCTTCAAAATATTTTACACTTTCTTGTAACAAAGGATCTACATTACTAAACTCATTAGGATTAATATTTTTTAACTGTATTAGTTCTTGGATCTGATTAAATGCTTCTTCATCTTCAATTTCAGTGTAACTATAGATAGGTACATCAACTTCTACTTCTTTAGTTTCTCTGATCCAACAAACCTGTTTAATACATATTCCTTGATCAACATTACGTCTTACAAATTGATCAAAATATTTTACTTTATTAATCTTTGTATTGAATTGCCAATTTAAAACTAATTCATTATGTCTTGCACCTTTAACATCTTCAAATGTAATTGGTAATGCTTTAAATAAATTAGGTGTATTTAAAAATGGTTCAGTTAAACTAGGATACCTCCATTCAAATTGTTTCTGAATAGTCTTAGGTTGAAGAGAAGATTTACCTTGTCTTTTAGTAGGTTTATATTGTCCTACAACATTCTTTAAATCTTCCCATTTTTGGATCATAGAAACAAACTGTTTATGGTTATTTAAGCAATTATTATAATCTTGTTTTAAATCTAATAAAGAAGGTTCTTGTTTCCAACTTGTAAACTTTTGTTTCACATCAACCATTATATATGTATTCCTTTTTTATTTTTAAACTTGGTATGTAAATGAAATCCAAATTTTACCTGAACCACTTGCTTGACTAGCACATTGAACGTGTACTGCTGCTATATTATCTACAGCGGTAAGACGTATAAAATCTTCACTATCTTTAATATAACCACTTAAAACTTTACCAGGAGGTAACGATAAACTATCATAAGTAGCAACACTACAACCATATCTTAAATCACTAGAGGAACTTTGTGCTACATAAGGTAATCCATGAATTTGTGCATCACCATCTCCTGTAAAGAAATCCCAATCTAACACTAATGAACCAGTAACAAAACTATTTAATCTGCTATATGTACCAAATGCTCTTGTATAAGTAGCTGTACCTACTGCATCAGTACCTTTTAATTCAGGCACAAAACCAACATTATTTTCAACATTTTCTATATCTGTAAATTTAACTAAAATTTTTTTCCATCGTTTACCATCAGCACCAATAATGACTGTATCTCCATTATCAAGTGATGCTGAATCACTATAATCTACCTTATACTCTATATTTTTTACACCTGCTAAGAATATAACTTGTCCATTATAGCTAGAAGTAAATGCTCTTAATACAGTATTATCATTAATTACAGTAATTCTATTATTAACTGAAATTAAAACAGATAAATTATCATACACAGTTTTTACAACTTCGTATGATTTATTAAACTGATCATTTAATAATGTATTAACATTAGCATAAGGATTTAACATTCTATGAACCTATCTTTTAATTTTAATTAATCATACAGTAAATTTATAAAAAATATATAATTATTTTTTATTAATCTTATCTAGTATTCTATCAGTAATTGCTTTTAACACTTTTGGTAATGCTTCATCTGTTGTGTATCTTAATGTAGCATGTCCTACTAAACCAACTACTGTACAAATTAAAATACTAATATGTAGACTTGTACCATTATCTTTTAAAATAATTTCTGTAAGATGAGCGACAATAATACTAACAAAGACATATTTTAAAAAACCGTATTTTTCCCATCTTTTATTATCTAACAACATTCCAATGACTGCTCCTGAATAATACTGATAGTGTGTTTGTATATAAAATGTAATATCACACAAGTGTTGATAAAAAGATACTGATATAGGTTGTTTATTCAATTTATTGTCCTTACTTGAATTTGATATAGTATTTAAACTTCTCTATAACCAAGTACATTATCTTTCTTTAACCAAAGATAACATACTTTATTTTTTTGGTTTCCACCATATACTAATATATGTGTATCTCGTTGTTTGCCAGCATAAAATCCAACATGACCTTGCCATACTGAATTACCACGCTTTAATACAACAATACAACCAAGGTAAAGAACTTTAACTTCTTTACCCCAATTTAACCATGATCTTGCAGCTGCTGAACCAGTACCTTTAACATTTACTTGTTTACAGCACCAATTAACAAATGAACTACACCATGAAGTTTCATCATCTTTAGCTTTAAGTGTTGTAGCAGAGTGGTACTCAACAATTTTAGGATTATTAACTAAACCAATAACTTCTGCTACATTACGTTCTTTTAATGCTACTTCATATATAGATTGTTGTGTTGACATAATTTACCTCTAATTAACTATTGCATTTTGTATATTTGATGCTGTTGACGTTTTATTACCTTTAACAGCTTTAACTCTAAAATTATATGTACCTGTTGTAAGTCCAGTTACTGTAGTTGATTTAACTGTAGATACGCCATCATTAAATACAATCCAATCATCAGCAGCTGCTAATTTATATTCAATAATATAATTAGTTACACCAGTGTCATTGTATAATGCCCATAATAAACTTACATTTTCACCACTAACAGTTGGTACATCTAACACAGGTCCAATCATTAAACCTAATGAAACATTTGTAGTTGAACCATTACTATTAATAGCTACCACTTCAAATGTAAATTCACAACCTACATCTGTTGGTGTAAGTAAATATGTATATGTTGTTGTACCTGTAAAATTAACACCATCACGTTTCCATTGTACAACGTAAGAATCTACAGTATGAAACCATGTACCATTATCAGCAGTCAATACTGAACCAGTAAAAGGAGATCCAGTAATTTGAGGTCTGCCAGCAGCTGTAGCTGATAAAGCTGGATCTAATGGGAATCTTGCTATTGGGTACACAGGAGCAAGATTCCCAATTAAAATATTAATAACAGTATCTTTTGGACTATTACTAACAGAAGCTAATGTTTCTCTGATAGTAATATTATGTTTGTACCCTTCACTAAAATCTATATCAGCATTAACTAAAATATTATTACCAGATAGAGAAAATCTACCGCCAGCACCATTAACAAGAGATACTATTGAACCATCTTGAAAATTAAACAATGTGCCAACAACCGTACCTATAGAACTATGTTCTCGTACAATATTATTTGTTATATGTACTCGTTTTAATGTAACACTTTGTACACCTAATAAATCACTAAGTATAGGTATTAAAGGTTTACTTAAATAATAATGTCCTAACTTACTAGGGTGAACTACATCGCCATCAGCGAATAACCCATTAGCACCAGTAGTAATTGTACCTGTTAGTGGGTGAAAGTTAGCGTGTGTTTTACTAGGATCAGCAAAATCACAAAGATAATCTACACCATAACTTAAACAACCTGTTGCAGGATCTCTTCTTTTTTGATTAAAATCATGTATTCGTTGGTTCAAAGTAGTATCATCTGTTCGTCTTATATCAGTTACTGCAATAATTTTTGTATTCGGGTGATCTTCTTTAAATTTTAATATAGCATCTTTTTCTATATCAAATAACTCTTGGGCAGTTAGTGATGTATCATAAGCAGTATCATTTGTACCAAAGCCTATTAAGATAGCACTATTAGTATTTAGATTCATAGTCTTGTATATCTGATTGTATTTTAAATTAAAGACATGGATAAAATCTACTTGATCTTCTGTACCTACAGTATTTGCATAACTTGCACCACCAACAGCGATTTTATGTACTGCTATTTTATCACCAAGAAACAGTCTATCACCTTCAGGACTCACTGGTTCTTTAGAATTAAAATAAGATTCTGATCTTACATTTGTATCAACAGCTTCTATAGCTAATCTTGAATAATGAAATTCCTCCATACCATCAAAATTAAGCGTATAAATTTCTGTAGATGTAGGTGTTTTAATTCCTACACCATAATCAATACTGTCTCCTGCTATATAAACATTAAATAGTGAAGGGTGCATATGTTGTTGGTTTGGAGTACCATTACCAGTACCGCTAATAATATTAGTTGCTGAAGCAGTAGCTTCTTCAGCATCATCTAAATAAGGTAATAAAGCATTTTTTAATGCGGCTGATACTTTTAATACTGTACTTTTTGGTGGAGGTAACGCACTACTATAAGCTTCAGCAAGATCTGCTGACCTACATAAAGCAACAGTTTTATTACCAACTAATGTACCAATAGCTTCAATAGTTTGCCGTTGAGTTAATGTAGTAGGATAAACATTATCACCTACTGTACTATTAACTATAGGCGTACTATCATTTACAGATCTCAGAGTATCTGTTTTACATTTAATATACCAAAATTCTGTAGCTTCTGTCATTTAATAAATATTCCCATGTCTAGCGTTATATTCTGCTACTACTAATGCCATTTGTGAATTAGATAATCTAGTGTTAAATAATGCTACAGCTTTTAATACTGTATTGTTTACAAACCGACCTGTTGCTGCACCAGTACCACTACCTTGACCCATCATGTGTAATTTTTGAGCAGCATTAGTTGTTGTACTATTATAATTTAATGTAGAGTTAGCTTGTGTTGTTGAATCACTCCAGAAAGCACAAGTATTCGTTCCACCATTAACATTACAACCAAAACCTATGTAAGTAGGAGTATTTAATACAGCCGTTGCTGCTGTTGTTGGAGAAGTAACATTAGTTGTTCCCCCTCGTTGACCCATTCTTAATACTTCTGAGCTACTTACATAACCGTCTATACCAACTTCATTAGAACCATTTTTTGTAGTAAATAATATTTGAGAACTTGCACCATCTTTAATAGCTTCAAAAAATGCTACAATAGTAAATGCTGATCCACCAGAACTTTTATGAATATTGTTTAAAAATGTTGTATTAGCACCAACAAGCGTTAAATGATCACCACCATCAAAAGTTATTTTACCACTTGCTGTACCAGCAATTCCACTAAATACAGGGAATGTTGTAGCAAGAGATCCATCACCAAATTGCATATTATAAGCAGTTTGTCCTGAACCATCAGCAGGAGATGTTACTAAATTCTTTAATACAGTACCTGTTCCATTATAAGAAGCCAATACTGTTAAATCTATATCCATCACACAAGATTCTAACCCTGATACAGTTTGTAAGTTTCTTGCAGTAACTGGAGTTTCTGCTACAGTTGGTGTAGCTTCTGCACTCTCACCTTGAGAATTAACAGATGTAACATTTACTTCATAAGAAACATTATTCGTAAGACTTGTAATTAATGTTTGTAATGTTCCTGATCCAGCAGGAATATTAGCAAATAATGTGTAAGCATTGCCTGAACCAGCAATTCTATAATAAACTTTATGTGTTGTAATTGGATAACCATTAACATTAGGTGCTGTCCATAAAACAAGTAAACTATTTGAACCAGAAACTACTTGTAAATCATCAATAGCATCTGGAGGTCCTGGATTAGCAGTAGGTGTAGTTTCTGCAATATTAGACCATAAACCTACACCAATAACATTTGTTGCTTTAACTCTAAAGTTGTACAACAAATCATTAGTTAATCCTGTAATTGTTATACCAGCTGTTGATGATACACTATCTGTAAAATCTAACCATGTACCACTAGAATTTAATTTATACTGATACGAGTAATCAGTAATAGCTTTATTATGTGCATTAGGAGCAGTAAAAGATATAATAGCACTATTATTAGCAGTAGTTGCTGTAATTACTGGAGCATCTGGAATATCTAATCTTGTACTTTGTAAGTAAGCTAATTGATTGGTAATGTACGCTAATTCAAGTGAATCTTGAATAATCATTTCAGACAATACACCATCAAATTTTGAACCAGAAGCTCCCTCAATCCCATCTGCCCCTAATATAACTTGTTTAAGTGGGAATGTAGCAGTAGAGGTATAAGGTGCTGATACCGTACTTGTATCAACAACATTACCGTTAACATATATTTTTGCTATATCATTTTCTCTATCAATTAAAAATCCTAATGTGTACCATGTATCAGCAGCAAGGGCATTTGTTGCAAGTTTAATAACTGTTATTGCTCCAGTATCTGCTCCATTAGGACTCATAGATATTTGTGGTTTTAATCCATTAAGAGAAAATTTACCTCTAGCACCACGAATCTCAAAAGTATTTAATGAAAGTAATGTACCATTACCACTTGTAAAAATATTACAAGCAAAAAATAATCCAGTTTTATTTTCTGTAAATCCAGGTAAAGGATATAATTCCATAAACCTATCTGCTATATCCGTAGTATTACCAAAATTAATACCATCAGATAATTTAAATGGTTGGTAATCTTTTACAGGTTGTTCAAAAAATCTATAACCACTAACTAAATTAGGAGCATAAGATAAACTGTCAAAAGCAAAATCATCATACACATTTGAACCAGAATTAAAATCAAACCAATAAGTAAAATCATTAGCTAAGAAAGGTGCTTTTGTATAAACTTGGTTCACACCTTTATATATTTTATCCACCTGATTACTACCAACATAATATTTTGCAATATTATTTATACCTAATTTCATAATCTTTATTACCTACTGTACTTTATTTTAATAACTTGAAATAGTATATTTATCTGCATACCAATTCATCATATTCTCAATTTCAGTTTCTGTTAATGCCGTTGTATTACTAGAACCCATAGATAAAGAATATAAATCCATATCAACAGGAACATGACCTTGTGCTGAATTAAAGAATGTCCAAGGAGATCCATCTGCATCAGTGTTTGTAGATGCTCTTGTTAAGCCTTTAGCTCTATTTAATGTAACGGAGTTAATAGGACCTCTATTAACTTTAATAAAAGCAATAGAGTTTGACCCTACAGGCGGGTTATAATCAATAGCTACAAAAACAATATGTTTCCTATCATAAGGAATCTCTGCTAATGTTGATGAACTACCATTAGGAGATCCTGCTTCAAGCGAAGCAATAATACGAGATTTACCATCATCGTGGTGAAAATATACTGATCCAGTGGGTTGTGATGTAAACTTAATACCCTTAAAACTTACACTATTAGTCGCTACTCCTACACTATCAATAGCATCTTGTAATGTATTATGTAATCGACAAGTTGTAGCATGACCAGGTTTACGAGTAATATAGTATAAACCTTCATTTGTTAATTCAGCTGGTAGTGTTGTACCAGGTGGACTCCATAACCTTAATCTATCTAAATCTACTGCACCTAAACGAGTTACTTCACCTTGAGTAGAACCACTAATATAGAAATCTGAACCAAGTAAAATACCATTAGGAGATGGTAAGAAAGTATTATTATCTTTAACAGTTAAAGTGTTACCTCCTCCATCTGGCTCAATCCATTCAATGTAATCATTAAATACTTGTGTTTGTCCTACAAGTGTAGGAGCATACAACATATAACTACCACTACCTATAGCACTAGGTATTATAATGTGTAAGTTTGCTTGGGCATCTGTTAATGTATTATGTAATGTAAAAGTATAAGAGGATATTTTTCTTATAAAATAATCTGTTGTTGTATCAAAAATTGTCGGTAACACAGAACTATTAATTAATTTAAATCTTACTTTATCTCCAGTAGTAAATTTATGTACACCTTTTTCTTCACTATTTCTTTCAGATAAAGTAATTACTCCTGTTGATGTACTAAAGTCAGAAAAATTTACTTTATGTTTTTTAACATTTCTAGTTTTAATCTTTCTTGTTTTACAAACAAACATTAACCAAACATATCTTTTCAATCCACACTCTAGTCTACCAGCTGCTTTATTTGTATTCATCTGTAAAGTTTTACCATAAATATTATACCAACCAGAAAGATCATTTTTACATAATCCTCCACCAGTGTATAAATATTTATCCCCATCACCATCTGTTTTACGAATCATATATGCGTGTCTATTTACTGTACTTGGTGTTACCATATTATAACCATTTTTCACATCTACAAGGTGTGACAATGTTTGCTCATGTGTAACTGTATGTGTACCTGATCCAGAAGTTGTAATGTCAATAGAATTAAGTGTTTGAAAATAATGTTGTGCAGGAAATATATTTTCACCAGTAATTACAGTTTCTAACAAAGATGCGTCAGCATCAGTAGCTTTAGGATAAACTTTATAAACACCTGTAGTTGTAGGTGATAAAAAATATTCTGTATTAGTCTGTAATGGTGCTGGTAATGTACCTGTTGTTGTAAATGTTACAGGTATTGCTCCTTGAACCAAACCTTTAGGATAACCCGTAGGTAATCCTGGTGCTGCAAATTGTGGGTCAGTTACTGGAGTAATTTCATTTGTAGCTGTATTTACAGTAAACGTACTAGAATAATTATAAACCGTATTAGCTGCATTATCAGCATGATATGTAGCAAATGTTTGAGAAACATCTACAGGATTTACCATAGAAGGCGGTGTTACTAATGTTGTGTATGCAATCTCAGCACCTAAATAAATTTTATCTATCTGTGTGTTACCTACATAACAAGCTGAAATAGCACCATTACCTATTTTCATATTAACCCACTATAATATAAAATGTTGTAGGATTTTTTGTTACAATAGCGTCATATTCTGCTTGGGTCAAAGAAACGATATTAGTAATAGCATCAGCTCCAGTAATACCAGTAATATCTGACGTAGGTGTAATACCTAACTTTGTATTTAATGCAGTAGTGTATGAAGCAGTAGTTGCTTGTAATACACTCGAATATGCTTGAACATTCGTACCAATAGCTAAACCTAAATTTGTTCTTGCTGTAGAAGCACTAGCTAAATCAGATAGATTACTTGCTTTTTGACAACTAACATCAATAACACTATCAATAGTATCAACAACACTATCAAAAGCATTTTGTACAGGAACTCGTACATCAGCAGGAGATACTGCTCCACTTGTATTATCATTAATATTATTTGTTGCTAATGTCTTAAATGTTCCAATATCACTTTTAAGTGTAGCAATTACTTTAACTGTCATTTATGCGAATCCTCCGCTGAATCCATTACTAAAACTAATATTACCTTCTTCAGGTGGTGGGCTATTAACGAGAACTTCAAAACCTATAGAAAATCCATCACTAAAAGAATAATATAAAGGAGAGGTACTTTCTATAATAGTACCAAACACATTATTTAAAGGAAGTCTTAATACAGGTTGTAAAACTAATTTAAACATACTATCTCTATATTAATAACGTAATACTGCATAAGCATTACCACCAGTAACTTGTAAATCACCACGAATTAATTTTGATCCAGCAACCCATAACTGTCCAGCAGGAATTTCAGCTGAAATAACACCAAACACTGTATCATTTATATCATTAGGTTTCATTTTTAATAAAACTGTAACAGCATTATTTGGATCTGCTCGTATGTACAATTCATAATCGTCTACTAGAGTATCTTGAGCTACTCCATTTACTAATGATAAACTTTTTGTACGTTCCCAACTCATTATACAAATCCTTTTTGTTCTAAATGATAATTACTATCTTGAAAGTCTGGTGTTAAATTACTACGAATAATCTTATTACCTAATTCAGTGTATTGTACTAAATTGTTTTGTGCTTCTGCACTATTCTTACCCAAGTCTAAATAATATTTACTAGCTATTAAATATTTTAACATCTCATACATAATAGGAGGTAGTGATATAATATCTGTATTTATTGAACCAAGAGATAAAGGAATATGATCAGCTAAATAAACTACAGAGAAATAATCTCCAATATTTAAATGACTAAACTGAACACAGTCAAATGAAATAGTATGAACAGATGAACAATTTAATCTATCATTGATTAATAAGTCACACCCATACTGATCAAATATATTAACTATCTTTATTATATAAGGATAAAATGGAGCATGAACAGTATCTTGTATGTATTTATTTGTAACAACTGTTGGATCACTTAAAGCATATTCTTTGCGTAAATAATATTCGGTATAAGGAGGGAATAACTTTAGCAACACAGACTTCTTTAACAAATAATATTCTGAATATAAGTTTGTTAATGCTTCGTTTGTATAAACAATTAATTGATCAATAAAATTTGTTTTAAATCCAGTAGTTTGATTAAGATCTACAGCAGCTGTATTCTTTAATCGTGTAAGAGCTAATTGTTTTAAGAAGTCTTTAGCTAACATTATCAATCTACTATATATGAATTTATTTGATTGTACTCATCTTCAAAACTATTGTCAAAATAAATATTGTTACTATTATCACTTTTTCTAGTGTTACTATCTAATGAAGGTTTAATCATATTCATTTCTTGTAACATAGATATTGTATCTAAACAATCATCTTTACCCTTTAATCCATTAATTGTAGCTAAATTAATTTCACTTAGAAATTCTGATACAGTAGTAGTTTCTTTTAATTCAGTAGGAAAATGTATCTTACCTTGTCTAAACAATGGTACTACTAAATTAAACCTACTTAACTTATCCCCTGTGGGGTAAATACCTAATTCTGTTTTACCCTTCTGTCTAGCTATATTAAAAAATACATTTCTTCTCATCTGTTCCTTTTCGATCCAAGATATAAATCCTCCTTGTTGTCCTGATCTCTCAATACCTACAGTTTGTGGTTTATATTCCTGACAAAAATCAAATAACTGATCAATCGAAACATCTACAGTCTGTCTTTTACAAATACCATCTACCCAGAAATAATCTCCATTATTACTATAAGCCCAAACAGATATAACATTATAATCTGCTGTTTTCTTTTCCGATGTAGCAAAGTCTGTTGTTATATAAAAATTAAAATTATATTTTTGCTTTAACAAATCCACTCTACTGAACCAACGAATCTCATTATCTTGGATCAATCTATCTTCTGGTGATGATATTCTTAACATCATTTCTTGTTGAAATGCCCCTGATTGCCCATTTAAAGATAATTTATTATATGTCTTTAACAGTGCATCATAACTAAATCTTTCTTCCCATGCTCCTTTAAAGTCTTGTTTATCACAAGGAAACTTCTCACAAACAGGAAACACATTAACATAATATGCTCCAGATTCTGCTGCTTTATATAATGGATCTTCTTTATTAAACGGAGTACCATTCCATATAATCTTTTTCTGTGACATATCTAATGCTGGTTCAAGACTCTTATAAACTGTATCATTTATATCTTGCATAATTGTAGTTGATTGACTGTTCTTATCAGAAATCAAATCATCAAGTATTGCAATCTGTGGGCGTTTACCAAACATCTTTTTACCACGAATACTGCTTGTAACACCAAACAAGTTAATACCTAATTGATGTCCTCTTTTATTAGTAAACTCTATATATGGATCAGTAAATATAACTTTAGGTAACCACTCTTGTAAGAATGGAGATTTATCATAACGTGATTCCATATTCTTTCTTAAAGACTTAGCTCCATTCTCCATAGTATCATTAATAGATAATACGCCAGTAACTTCTCCAAAGTTAGGTAACTCTTCTTCTATTGCTAAGATAGGTAAAAAGAACTCACAAAACAATGATGTCTTACCTGAACCACGAAACACTAAATTAATTATATCTAATCCTTTAGATTGTATAATTGCATCTAACATTTTTAAATGTATTATTGGAGTAGGGTGCGATTCAGGATTATCTTTAGTAATTAATTTCATATAAGATAAATATTTAAGTACATATTCTGAAGGAATATAATTATCATTCAGATCTCGATAATCAATGTTATTTAAATACTCATCAACACTTATTGGTTTAATCATATCAACTTATCTCTTTTGGTGTAACATCAATAATAGATTGTCTAGCTACATCTTTAGCACTACTACCATTATTAATTTGTTGCATCTGTGCAGAAGCTAATTGTCTTAATGTTTCTTTTAAATCTTTAAGATCACTGCTATCTTTAGTACCGATCTGTAATTCAATCTGTTTTGTTTCTGGTCTCTTTAAATGTGTTAATAAACTATTAGCTGCATCACATTTTACTTTATCAGACTTAGCTGTAAACATAAGATCAGCTTGAACATTAATAGCTTGCTGGTATATATTAGCATTTAAAACATGAACAGGTATTAGTGTTTGATCCAGAATAAGATTAACTAACTTATTTTTATTATAAGCAGCAACATAAGAAGATATATCTTTATCTGATACACCTTCTGCTATTAAATTCTGGTATCTTTCTGGGAATGTAAGTTTATAACTATCTTTATTACTATACCCTAATATCTTATAACTAACATATTTCACAGCATTAAAATAATCTAATACTTTAAACTGACCATCTCTTACTACTGTTGAATAAGATACAAAGTTATTTCTAATTTCTTCTGCTACAATAGGATTATCAGATACTTCATTAAATAATCTTACAAACTCATCATTAATATGTAACTTAACTTGTGTAGGTAAAGATCTTTCAATATCTTCTTTTGACAACATATAATAATTTTCCTATACTATTTAAGTTAGTATTACTCAACAGGAAAAATAATGCAAGTAGATTTACAAACACTCATAAAATATCAAGGTAACTATTTAAATGGAGTATCACATTTCTTAAGAGAATTAGCTTATGAACCAGAACTAAAAGATATTATAACATATATCTTTCTTGAACCAAACAATAAGACATTATCCTTAGTACATACTGATACAAAAACTTATTCTGATAAACTATTATTTAATATTCCCATTGATTTGTTTTCACTAAATAATGTTATAACATCATACAATTTATTTTACAAAGATAAAGATAAAGTGGTATCATTATTTGATGGACAAGGATTTATCAAACTATCATTTATAGAATATATAAGGAATCTCATTAATGAAACCAAATAAACTTACAGAATACAAATCTATTAAAGATTTAAAAATTAACACACCTTATTTATTTTACGGTAAAAATAAAAAAGGAGGTACATTCTATTCTACAGGTTATATCTCTGAAGAGGAATTATACGACCATAATCCAAAGAACATAAAGAAAGAAATGAAAGTTAGACTAGATGCAGATATGTACTCTAATCCACCAGAGGTAACTCATTATTTAGAACTAGAGTATTAGTTAATTATCATAGTAAAAATATAATGATCCATACAAAACAATATATGAAACAAAACTATAACTGCACAGTTAAGTTAAAGAATAGTAATCTTATCCTTTTTGAACCAAACAATAAAGAACAAGAATCTGCTGATAGAATTATTAATACATTACCTAGTAGAGATATAGAAAATATTATTGTTTGTGGATTTACTAAAGATGGGTTACCATTCTATAATCATTCATTAATGAATAAGTCTATATTAAGTCTTATACTATTTAACGTACAAGAATATATTAAAGATTCATTATTGGAGTAATACAGTGTTACAAGATGAAGATGTAAAAACTATAATAAACATTGATTTTAATAAACTATCTGAGTTTAAAGATTATCTATTATCCTATGACATACATAATTATATCTTAGATATTAATGATGGTTATAGATTAATAATCTACTACAATTATAAAATATTTACCTACTCAAAAATATCCATTAAAAGTAATATTATGTTGTTGCAATTAACTCATGTTGAACCAGTAAAACAATTTGATAATATTTACTGTTTATAATTAATAATGTATGTTAAGATAATTTATTCTCCTAGATTGTTATGGATAAACTTCTACCTAGTAAAATAAATTACTAGGTATTTTTTTGTGTGAAATCTATATAATATAGTGATAAGTATAGAGTGTAAATATCTAATATTTTTTATTATTAATTTTCTATAGAATATAGGTTTATATGCAGAGTGTTCCTCCTAGGGAGGTATATATACAAATAAATTATATCCCCCCCCTATACATCGTATAACACAGTATGCAAGCATACCAGTGGCAATCATGCCTAACAATATAGGAGAACATACCATGTCAGGTATCTTTAAATCATTCCAATCTACAACTGTACAGACTCTTACATCAGTTGGATCAGCATTCAATATGATCAATGATGGAATCACTATGGCAGCAAATGTCATAGAACGTCATAAACATAGTCAGCTTGTAAATAAGCAAGCAGACATTGATACTCTTGTCACCAATCATCGTAAAGAATTGGTAGCAACAGTACAACAAACATACAAAGAAGTCCTTGATTTAAAAGAAAAAGAACAAAATACTTTTAACATGGCACTAGAACTTCTACAATTCGATGAACTTCTACGCATCAAAGCCTAAACATATACTAAAGACTAGAGAGCAATCTCTAGTCTAACTTTTTTAACACATAACACATTGGATAGTATATAGATTGCGTAAGTAAGCTATTTATCTAGTGTATCTTAAAGATTATCTATGTGTCATCATTGTTGTCAGCAAGCTGACTTGTGGTAATAATAATTTACCTTACTGCAAATATAATTAACAACATATAACAACAGGAGAATATATATGTTACATTATGAAACAACAATCCAAGAAGATAGATCACTGGTTCAAACTCATTTGAATCTATCTCGTAAACCTATACCAGAACCAGATCATATCAGTGATGTTATAGAACAAGCAATTACAGATATACAAACAATCCTTAAAGGAGATATGTATGCAAAATAATAAAATTCCAGTAGAACTTGTACAAAACTTATTATCAACTGAACCAGAAGATGAAGCATATTCATCAGACTTTGGATCAGATAATCAATCAACAAATGAAAGTAAATAACATGAACAAACAATTATTAATAACAACAGGAATTACAATATCATTAGTATTAATAGTAGCTTACAATGTAATAAATTACTTCTCATTACCAGAAGTACATACAAACAGTTATGGTGATTGTATCAGAGTAATTAATCATTCTGATACAAAATATGATTGTGAAAATATGCCAGATAAATTCATTAATTATGTGGTTCAAATATAAGTAAAATATCAGCTAAAGCACATATATAATTATATGTGTTTTGTGGTGTTTTATAATACCAATCAATAACTCAGCTATATCTCAGGAGAAATTATATGGCTTACATTTCAAAAACAAACAGAACAGCAGACATCAATAAAGCATTTAACATATTCAATACAGAAGATGTTAAACCAACAACTGAACCAAAGAATAACATTTGGTTAAATATTGGTATCATAACAATGGTAGAGAATGAAGATGGAATAGAAGAAGAACAATTCATTAGTTTACCAATTAATATATCATTAGATATGATTCAAAACTCTACTAATTATAAATATTTAATGAGTGGTAAATCTTTATCACCATTGAGTGTTAAAAAGAGAAATCTTATTAAAGCAATCGAAAAACAAATGTCAACTTTAGACAATAATAATCCAACTTATGATTCAAAATTGAATGTACAATTCTACAAAGAATTACCAAAAGAAGCTCAAATTATTGAAAATGAAGATGAATTTATTGATCTAATTTAAGCTCAACTTTATATATCAAAACCTAAAGACTAGATTTTTAATATTTTACAAAAATACCTAAACATACACTAAACAACAACATAGAGAAATCTGTGTTGTTGATTTTTTTTTGTAAAAACAGATAGTAACCTAAAGATTAACACCTTAAATTTATAAAAAAATACCTAAAGGATACCTAAAGAATGGAAACAATCTCACTAGAAGAACTTATTAATCTATTATCGAATGATGGATATGATCCATATGCTAAATTAACATACACTCGTAAAGGTACAACTTATGAAATAGATAATACAGATAATTTTAATTGGTACATTAAAGAATTGGTAGAACATAAAATGAATACATATAAATTAGATAAATTAGTTATGTTTTTAAAAAGTGAAACAAAATTCTTTAAACATATTCCTTGGGACAATAAAATATTTATTAAAAATATTGATCCAATACATTTAACTATGATTAATCGAGAGTTAATAGATAAAGAATTTACAACAAGAACTTTAATAAAAGAATACTGTAAAAAAGTATTTACACCTATTACAGCACTTGATTATTTAAAAGAACATGATCCAACATTAGAAATATCTGTTAGTTTAATGGACGCAAAAAATGAACATATTCTAAATGTTACATCAGTAGATTTAGCTGATGTATTATTTAAACATAAATTAGAGTTAGAAGTAGATAAAGCATTAGAATCATACAACTGGGAGTAAATAATATGGACAATGAATTAGAACAACTATTTGATAACAGACTTAAATTTAAATTATTATTGGATACATTAAATAATCCAGATTTAATATCTTATTTAAAAGATAATAATATACCAGAGAAATTTGGTCTTATGTTATTGGTTCAGATGAACTTATTTGAGATAGCTAATATAGAAACACTTGTAGGTGTATTACAGACACAATGTGATAACATACAAGAATGTGCTAATCTATTAGAACAAGCAATAGAACTAGATCTTGTAGATTATAATGGTGATTGGTTCATTGTAAGACATAAATTCAAACCAGATTTATTACAGAAAGTTAAATCATTAATATATCCATTACCAATGACTACTGAACCAGTAACATTAAAAACTAACAATGATAGTGCATATAGTTATATTGGTTCAGAAAGTGTAATACTCAAACCTAAATTAAATTATCATAATAATGAAGTATGTTTATCTCATCTTAATAAAATGAATAAGATTGCTCTTAGTATTAATAATATTAATAAGACTAAAAATAAAGTTAAACCAAAGAAAGACGATACACAGTTAAAAGTGAACCAGAAACAACAAAGACTTAATAAATTTATGTCTGAAGTTAATGATGTTTATAGTCATCTTATGATGCAAGGTAATAAGTTTTATCTAGCACATAGATATGACAAACGAGGTAGAATATATTGTTCTGGTTATCATATAAATTATATGGGAAATGAGTATCAAAAATCAATAATTGAATTATTTAATAAGAAAGTAATCAAAGATGAGTAAATTTATAATAAATCTAATAACAACTGTTTTAGCTAGTTTTGTATTAGCATATTTGTTTATAGGATTAACAAATTGTTTTTATTGGTTTACTTTTCAGTATTTACCTTATGTAATAAATTTTACAGAAAGTAAACCTGTTAGTTTTATACCTTTGTTAAAATTTACTTTAATAGAAAGTATAACGGTAACACCTATAATAACTGTTGTAATGTTAATGATGGAATATAAATCAAATAAGGATAAATAATATGGGAGCAGGTTGTTACTATACAAACAAATACTATGATAAAGATAACCATGAACAGTATGTTAAAGCTGTATGGTTAGATATTGATCCAGAAGATGAATATGATTATTCTGATCAAATGAGTAATCTATTTCATGATTTAAAATCAATATTAAATGTAGTTTATAGTGATGATAAAGATTATGAAATTCAAACCTTATTATATAAAATATCATTTGAATCAACATATTATGGAGATGGTATCATTATTAAACAAACGTGTTTATTAAATGATGCAGACTATCTTGAACCAAATGAAATAAAACTAAGAAACTTAGCAAACTATAACTTTGAAAAGAATTATTATTCAATGATTAATAAACTTTGTAAACTTGGTTATAAGTTTAGAATAGCAACAAGTAATTACACGTCAGGAGAATATCAACTATGATAGACAGAAATAAAATAACTTATAAATTAAAATTTTATACAAATTCATTAATTGATAATAAAATTTTTAATTTTACAACAAAAGAGTTTGAACCAATATGTTATAACCCATTTGATTTTAATATAATTAAAACTAGAATAGATCATATTTGTTTTTCTGATACTTTAATTAATTCAGATGAAATAGGATTCAATACTATTGGAGAAGTTATTAATAATCCTAGTCACATATTATTTAAAATAGATTATTGTTATGAAACATTAAAAATATTTAATCAGAATAATATATACCTTTTAGATTCTAAAGAAGATCAAAAAATATTAGATAATTTAGATGGTATATTAACATCTAATATTACTAAAAAATT